TAAAGCGTGGTTTCTGCGCTTTTTTTGTTTGTCTAACTTTTTCTTTTCCACGTTTAGAGTGTTAATTTCTTCGGTCAAAATATCGGTCTTCTGTTCATAAGCCTCAACAACTTCTTGTAAGTTTTCTAATTTTAAACCTTCAACGTTCAATTGTTCTTTGAGGTTGTTAATTACTAACGAATCAGAAGCAATAACGCTATCGCAGGAGTTCACCAAACGTACGACATCAACGCGAACAATAGTATCTCGAACAAGAACAATATCACGAGTTCTTTGATAGGTGGTTTTGGCTGTAAGTTGAGCGTCTTCATAGGTGCGAAGTTGTTTGTATAGTTCAATTTGTTCAGCAAGTAGGCGGTCGTATTCGCCAGCATTGTAGTTTATCACGCTATCTTGCTTTTGAATTTCAACGTGAACGTCTTTTGCCTTATCGCGTCCCCACCAATTCCAACAAATCACCGTCCAAATAAGAGACGTTCCCAAAACGAGCAGGATTGCAAATAATAAATTCTTTTTCATAATATCTTTCCTTCGTGTATTCTGTAATTCTTAACGCTAAAAGCACCATTCGTTCCCTTGTCTACAATGGCGAATCCGTGATTGTACTTTGAATAAGGATTGTAGTCGGGTGAAAGTTCTGATAAGCAACCAACACCCCAACAGGTTATAAACTTTCCGTTAGCATCGCGCTCATTGTGTTCTGCTGTCTGGTGATGATGTCCACACAAAGAAGAAACTTTCGTCTTCATAAATAAACCACGCGCCACGTTGACCGAAGGAAGGAATTGTTTCCCGAACTCGTGACCGTGAAAGATTGAAAGTTTGCCAATGTTTAATTTGCTCTTTCCGTCAATCCATTTCACGTCGTGTTTGTCGCAATGGGTAAGCGTTGGAAAGTCGAACGCGTCAATGTCGAATAGTTCGGGTGCTTTAATTCGCATATATCTCCAATACCTTTCCTCGTGGTTTCCTTCCTTGTAATAAATGTGAGCGTTTGGAAAAGTGTTTCTAAGCGACGCAAGGAATTGACGGATTGAATATAGTTCGTCTTTGAATTTTCTCTTGCGTGGATCTTTAACGAAGTCACTAATCATATGACAATCCAACGCGTCACCATTTAAAATGATTGCATCACACCCCTGTTTTAAGCCTTCAGAAATAGCGCACTCTAACGCTTCGTTGTCTTGGTATGGCAAGTGAATATCTGAAAGAATGAGAAACTTATTTCCCTTCAATTCAACGTGACGACGTTTCTTTGAATAAGATTTTGGAAGCGCGTAAGGGTTGGAAGGTCGTGGTGCTGTGTCTATCAATTCTTTTTGAGTATTAAATTTACGACTTTTCGTCCCCATTTTACCACGAACACGACGAACGAAATCACGCGCGTGTTCTTGAGAATCGAACGCTTCTGGATATTCCGTGAATAGTTTAGATGCTAAAGAATGATGAGGAGCATCGGGGAACTTGCTACAAATCTCCGCTGCTATCTTGCGTGCTTCCGTTTGTTTCGCCATTTGATTTTTGTTTTGTGAATCGTTCTATTACTGTTCCACCAAACAAACCACCTGTGAGCAAAGCGAGTGTGTCAAACATCGCAATAGGACAAACGTAGTATGAAAATGTTGCAACGTAACTTAAAACGATTAAGTTAATTGTAACAAATATAGCAATAATTCGTTTCGAACTAACTTTCGAACAATTACTTAACAAACTTTTCAACCATTGCTTCATATCATTTTCAAAATAAGTTGAACGATTAAACCACCAATGACACCTGCGGTGGCTGCAATACCACTCAAACGAGCAACCTGCAACCTTTGGTTCTGAATATACTTGTCATGCTTCTGAACCTTGCTAACAAGACCTTCAATCTTCATCTGGTCGTCACCAATCAACACGTTGTAAATACGGTCTATCTTTTTGTCCATTTCTTGGAGCTGCTCGTGTATCAAACCTATTTCTTTTTCTGTGTTCATTTCTTAAAGTACAATTCAATTTCTGCTTCACGACGACGAACAAGACCTTTCAAGATAACACCACCACCCTTGTTCCAAAGACGAAAAGAATCCGCTATCGTTGGGTCGTTTGTATTGATGTTTAACTTCTTGAATACAGAAGACTTTTTGAAACCGCCTTGACCGATGTTGTACGCAAGTGAAACACACGCGCTAAATTGATTATCATTTAAAGGTTGTTTGATGAATGGCGCAATGGTTACAGCGAATTGGTCTATGATAAACTTCGCTAATTCCTCAGCGCGTTGTTGAGTTATCACATCGCCTTCTTTGACCTTCATTCCGTCTTCGTAGAAAGTGTTTCCATATCCAATTGTCCACACGTTAGCGGGACATTTGTAAGCCTTTAAACGACAACCTTCAAAACGCTTAATCAGAGCGTAGCCTTCCTCGTTAACTTTCATTCGATAGTTTCTTTATTTGTTTTTCTTTCTTCGCGAGATACTTACGAAATTTCTCTTCGTAAATCTTCTGCATTGTTAAGTCTTTTTTCCGTCCCCTTTTTGCCATATTTTTATTTTAACCAACCTAAACCTTGACGTCTGTATTGATACACATACTTGTCGCGTCCGTCGCTAATCTCAAAAGCGTTCGAAGGATAGACATTTGTCTGTGAATATATTTGATCGTTCGTGTTTGTAAGATACTCTGGAAAGTCAGAGCTGTTGTGACACAAATAGTCAACCATTCTTTGTGTGTAGAACATAGCCTTCGAACGTGCTTGGTCGCGGTAGTTCTGCAAATCACTTTGTGAGATAGGTTGAGTGTCTTCGCTTGTTCTAATCACAAGACTTCCATTGTCTGTTTTAACGTACAAATGAGGAAGCATTTCGTACAAAGACCACCACATAATCATTCGACGTAAATACTTGTCTAATAACGTCTCGTATGCGCCCGTGATGTCGTCGTTCACAACGTCTTCTTTAATCTTTTCGTAAAGGTCAGTTCCCAAATATAATTGAGCGTATTCGTCTTGCGCTAAATAGATAGCAGGGTACATCAAAAGAGGGTCAACGCTTCCGTTAATCCAAGTGTATTTTTTGATATAGTTTTCGTCAATGAGTAGAACTTCGGGTGATAGTGCCATTGTGTATTTTTATTATGGGTATTTTAGAGAACCTCTGTCTGGTCTGTTAATTGGTGCTGTTCCTTCAATTCCTTTTTGTGGAACATAAGGGTTATTACCAACACGCTTATCATTGTTCAATCCGTCGTTAGGAAGTATGCGTCCTTTTGAATCACGTTTACGAATATAAATTAAACGCTTCCAATAATGATGGCAGAAGCACCCCCCGACATAGCGGAACAAACTATAAGAATTTTGCCCTTGCGGTGCAAAACTTCCATTCACTCCTTCCTTGCTCATTGCTTCAATATCTTCATAACGAAAGATTGCGCCTAACTGCGACATTTGAACCATTTCTTTGCAGAACTCACGACTATTTTCGCTTATGTTTTGTGAGTAGGCATATCGTAATTTATAAAGTCCTTTATCTCCCCACTTAGATTCTTTCTCACCTTGAGCGTCGCTCATTGTCGGCATCTTGTTACGCTTTGCAAAGAACTCGCTTGTGTAGTTTAATTCGTTGTCTGGGTCGGTAACATCTTCTTCACTTACCAACTGCCATTCGTCTAAATCGATGTATTCCGCTTTTTCTTTTAGAATATCAATCCACTCTTTGCCTTGTTCGTCGCTGAAATCATTCTCAGCATCCGCAACTACTTTTTTTTTTAATTCGATTGTTTGCGTTGTTGGTTCAACTACAACTTCGTCGAATGGAGAATTCATTTCGATGTTTACTTCACCTAAAATTGGAGTGAAAACTCTTTCAATGATTCTTTGATATGGCTTAATAACTTGGTTGTTGAATATCTCTAAACCAACCAACATTTCGTCTTTGTTACTTCCGAAACCTGTCGTGTCTCTGATTCCGTGAATAAGAGGTGAAACAACGCGGTGACCAACCATAATCTGCTTCGCTGTTTCTTCGCTTAAGAACTGGTATTGTTTGTCAGCATCCGATAAAGGAAACGCTTCAATCTGTGGTGCGCGTGTTGGGTCTTCGTTGAAAGTCATCAAGAATTTACCAGCGTTATTTGCACCGCTCAATCTTGTTTCCCATTCGCGACGAATAGCCTCACGTTCTTCTTTCTGTGGAATACCATTCAAGAAGTTAATGATAAACGAAGGGAATAAACCATTCAAGATATTATTGACGTGGTACAATCCCATTTGATAAGACAACTCGATATAATTCAATGCACCGAAGTAGTCTGGCTTAGGATAGTAAACACTTCCTGCGCTCATTCCGTGAGCGTAAATAACTTGTCTTGGCTGTTCTTGTGCAATGGAAGGATTAAACGCAGGAATGAACTCTGGCTTTCCTTTTTTGCTTCTTGTGTTCGCCCAATCTTTTGAATAGAAAATTCCTGTTACATCGTCTTCGTCACGATCGTAAGCCAAACGACAATTTTCAAAAGGCAAGTGATTGATTTGTACAACGCGAGTGAAGTCCATTGACCAAATAATCTCAGCGCAAAAAGCTCCTTGTAACTTTAAGTCGAATGCAATACCTTGTAAAGCGTTGTCGAGAATCGTTCCTGTACCTTGTCCTTCAATCATAAACGCGATTGAGTTCGTCAATGCGTTGTGTATTGGTGAGTTGTGGTATAAGTTGATTAAGTGCTGAGGGAATAAATTGTTTTGACCATAGTCAATCCAACCGCTTCTATTTTCTTTTTCAATCGCCTCAACAGGCTCGTATTTTGAAAGTAAAATTTCTTGTATGTTACTCATTTTAATAGCCTGTATAAATTACATCGACAGGAATTGTCGGTGTTGAAACGTCAAAGTAATTTGTTCCGTTAGATAAAATCATTAACCCTTCCTCAACCTTACCAACAACGGAAGCGTCGGTAGGGTCTGTATTTGTGTCGCTGTTTTGTCCATACACTTCGTAGTGATAACGTCCTGCATCGAGCAATCCAACGGTGGTAAGTCTTATTTTGGTAACACGTTCGTTTTCGTTTATTACAACAACTACTTGCGCGAGTTTTTCACCTGTCATTTCGTAAGTCATAACAAGTAGATAGTGCGTAAAGGCAACATTGAAATACTCACGACCTTCGTCTAACGAAAGCCACGCGTATTGATTCGCTGTGTTTGTGTTTAGGTAAACCATTCCCTTATTCCTTTACGATAAAATTACATCACCTAGGGACAAAGTGTCCCTAGATGTGTAAAAGTTTTTTTTTTTTATTATGCTACCAATGTTGAAGGCGCTCCGTCCAACAAGTAAGCACGCTTTGCAGCTTCGTGAGTGAACGCTAAAGTGAAGCCGTTCATATCACCCAATGCTGTTCCTGTTCCTGCTGTTGAAGTAGAAAGGTCTGCACCATTCTCGTATCCAACTGCCCACCAATTTCCGTTAGTATCCAAAACGAATACAATAACGCGAGCAGTAGCAACTGTTTGCAATTCTAAACGCTTAGCCGCGCTTAATTTGTGCATCATTACGTTAACAGTCTGAGTGTAAAACACCGTTCCGTTGTCTCTGTTGAAATTGATTGTTTCTTCGAATGATCCTGTTTGAGTAGGTAATTCGTAAGTGAACAAATCTCCACTTGTTGCTCCAGCAATTGCTGTTACAACTTCCGATGCATCGAAAGTGAATCCTGTTACTATTGCCTTATCTACTAAAACAATTTGCTTAATGCCACCGATGCCATCTTTGCAGTCGAGTGTAAATCCTGTACTTAATTCACAAGCCATATTGTTATATTTTTATTAGCACAAAAGAGGGGTGGTTTTTATGCCACCACCTCTATTCGTGCAAGGGTTGGTTAATTAATTAGGCAGTGTATTGGTAGAACGCGATTTCGTTTCCGAATCCGTACTGAACACCTGCGAAGAAAGAAG